ATGAAATTTAAAAAATGTCTTCTGCCTGTGGCAATGTTAGCGTCATTCACTCTGGCAGGATGCCAGTCAAATGCTGACGATCATGCTGCCGATGTTTATCAAACCGATCAACTGAATACCAAACAAGAAACTAAAACCGTTAATATTATTTCCATTCTTCCCGCAAAAGTTGCCGTAGACAACTCCCAAAATAAACGGAACGCACAAGCCTTCGGCGCGCTTATTGGCGCAGTCGCTGGCGGTGTTATCGGCCACAACGTCGGGTCTGGCAGCAATTCCGGAACGACGGCAGGTGCAGTTGGCGGCGGAGCTGTAGGCGCGGCAGCGGGTTCTATGGTGAATGATAAAACCTTAGTGGAAGGTGTTTCTTTAACCTATAAGGAAGGCACCAAAGTGTATACCTCTACCCAGGTGGGTAAAGAGTGCCAGTTTACGACAGGTTTAGCCGTTGTTATTACCACGACGTATAACGAAACGCGTATTCAGCCAAATACCAAATGTCCTGAAAAGAGCTAATAATCAGGAGGAGTCATGAAGAAAGTTTTTCTTTGCGCCATCTTAGCCTCCTTAAGCTATCCGGCTATCGCCTCATCATTGCAGGATCAACTCTCTGCTGTCGCAGAAGCGGAACAGCAAGGTAAAAATGAAGAGCAAAGGCAGCATGACGAATGGGTCGCGGAGCGCAACAGGGAAATCCAGCAAGAGAAGCAACGTCGCGCAAATGCCCAGGCCGCCGCTAACAAAAGAGCGGCAACGGCAGCGGCAAATAAGAAAGCTCGTCAGGATAAACTGGACGCCGAAGCCTCTGCGGACAAAAAACGCGATCAAAGTTATGAAGATGAGCTACGCAGCTTAGAGATTCAGAAACAAAAACTGGCGCTGGCGAAAGAAGAAGCCCGCGTTAAGCGAGAAAACGAATTTATCGATCAGGAACTGAAGCACAAAGCTGCGCAAACCGATGTGGTGCAATCTGAAGCTGACGCCAACAGAAATATGACTGAAGGCGGTCGCGATCTGATGAAAAGCGTGGGCAAAGCAGAAGAGAACAAATCGGACAGCTGGTTTAATTAATCGATGTTAGTAACTTCAATCCTATAATTCTTGAAGATAAAAAACCCTCTGTAGTAACAGAGGGTTTTGTTCATTCATAGTGCAGGGTCAAATCATTCCCACTCAATTATTTACGACATACATAACCAATTGACTGATAACAACTTTCTGCAACTTGATTTTCACCATACCGTTTTATATACCGTCAACAAAAATCAGTACCATGAAAAATGCCATGCTATCTGGTCAGGGTGTCGTACTGTTTTTCGCAGACTCTTCCGGCTTCGGCTGCCCGGTCAGCATACTCTGCCAGTTGTCTATTTCTCTCGAGAGATTTGCTGAACACGTCGGCAAGCAAAACTCCGGTATCTGCGGCTGACGCCCCAGCGCCGACAATGGCGTTATACTGCCTGAGCTGCTCACGGATGGCAACGAGCTGTTGCTGCAACCTGCCAGCGCGAGCGGCAGCATCAAGAGCATCGCTGCGCGCCTGATCGATCCTCTGCTGCGCTTCACGTTCATTGGTCGCTTTCTCCTGTTCGTAGTGCTGACGAGCCTTTTCTTCTTCGGCTTTGCGGTCTTCTTTCGCCTGCGCATACCCGGCGTCGTACTGACGACTGCCGTGTGCATTCCAGGCTACAACTCCTGACATGACCAGAACAGCAAGGATCGCCATGATAACCAACTGTTTCCAGTATGCTTTTACGAATGCCCAGATCATACCGCCAGCACCTTACTGGCAGTGATGTAACGCGCCCGCCGGTCGTCGATGCCGTTCCTGCCACCATTGATAATCAGAGTTACACGTACAATATCTCCGGAATACTTCATGCAGCCTTTGCTGGAGAAAAACCACGCCGCGCTACGAGCCGCATATTCGTCCTGCGCCAGCAGTTCAGGATTCTCCAGCAGGTCCACTTTCAGGCCGTTTCCGCAGTCACGATAGTTATTCAAACCGGTAATCTGGATAAGTCCGCGCCCACGGTAATTCCATCCATCGCCTGGGGCATTGTTACCCATGCGTTTGCTGTACACCAGATTTGCGATCGCGCGCTGGCGCTCGAGTGGCAATGGTGGTTCACCAGCACGGCGACCCAGTGCGTTGGCCTGTCCCTGAGTGAGACGTCCTGCCCGAACAAAGTTAGCCAGTCCTGTGACGCTGTAGTTGAAATTCTCCTGCAACCTGGTGAAGCCACCAGACTCATGCCCGACTTGAGCAATAAACATTGCCTGATCTTCTGCTTTGCTGATGCCAAACTCTTTCATTGCAGAAGTTATATGCGAGAACCAGCGAGCGGCCAGCGCCTCGCTAATACCAGCAGCTCGCTGGAATTGTTTAATGTCCATGCTGAGACCTCGTTATCTTGAAAATTTGCACCACGTTCCCTTTTGTCTTGATAAGGGCTGCCAGGAACACGGCTTTGATGATGATTTCTGACCAATCTGCGCATATGTAATGCCCGTAAAAAGTACGAATAGGCACGCTGGCAGCAGAGACAATAAGAAGGTAAGCCAGCCACCCGCCCCACCAGCGATGGCGTGCCCCGTCACGACGGAACAGCAGGACTCTGATTGCAATTCCGCCGCAGATTGCGGCGTTCAGGATGAGAAGTAGCTCAGGACTGGCCATCGTCTTTTCTCCCCGGGATAAGGTCGCGCGGATTTTCAGAGCTGTGATACAGCCAGATACCAATGCGGACAGCAACGATTGCTGATACGAAAGCACCGGCAGAAAACACAATGCCCTTCTCAAAAGAATCCTGCGTGATCGTTGGTATAAGGCTGGCAACACCGATGAGAATTGATGCTGTCGCTTTGTAGAAGAGAACTCCGCAGAGGAAGCTGAGAATAGCCAGGAGCAGCCGCCTTTTTATTGGGTACTCAACTGCCGAGGTAACAAAAATTACCGCGCCAGCAAGAGCACCTAACGCTACTTCTGGAGGAACCCCGGCAACAACGGAAGCCAGCGCACCAAGGCTAAGCCCCTGATTAAGTGACTCCGTTGTCAGCGTGGTTGCCATAGTGACCACCATCTATTGTGCATAATAACCTCCTTAGTTGGAGAGTTTATCATACACATTTTAACCATATATGGTTGGCTGTGATTAATTATATCTATGGCATATTTTTAACGATCACGCCCATGTCGCATCTATGTAGAACGTTGGAGATGTAGTTGTGGACCCATCAATCGATATTTGTCCTGTTGAAGCGTTAATGGTGGCCATTGCCATGCCAAATGAAACGCCATCAGCAGTGAACAGTACAGGGACATTTTTGGTTACTTTTGGTCTGCACCACCTCGGAAGCGTTAGAACAGTATTGCCATTCGCAAATGAAGTGGCTGCCAGTTTAATATTAATTGAATTGGCAGTTAAACTTGACGGTTCCTGTACTGTTACGTTTGTTCCAGCCCACCATTGAACAGCTGCTCTTGGCGTGTAATCAACACGCGACCACCAGTCGATAATGGCAGAGCAGATAATTTCCGCATACAGACGATACCCTAACTGGCTTTGGTGAATGTCATCACGCAGAAGTGGGTCGTATTGCGTGTTGAAATACTCTGGATATGGGGCCGGGAGCTGGTGAGTTGTTGTTACACAAATGACGTTATTGCCATATTTCATCATCTGGCGTTTACCAGCTTCTCGCAACTCTGCGACACCGTCGTAGTTAGAAGATGGCTGGCCAGCCCCTCCAATAAATGATTGGCTATACCACATCCACGGCTCAACCCAAACAGGGATACGACCAAGGCCATTGCAATATAAGACAAACTCATCTATCAGTGCCGCCATATAATCGCCGTTTTGGTTTGCCTGCCCTTCGTTAGTTCCGGCAACCATAATAACGATGTAAGCATCACCCGGCCCCTGAGCCTTCAGGAGATCTAACTGTTGCCTCATTGTCTGTCCGGCAACCGCCTTGTTTACAATGCTATATGAACGGTGGCCGTTCGCTCCATCCATTAATTGCGGAATGTACGAGCTGAACGCGGAAATGAAATCCTCAGCTGTACTATCACCGTGGATAAGGATATTAAGTGGAGGCTTACCGTGCACGCCATTATCAGAGGTGTAGCTGCATAATCCAGTTACACGCGCAGAACCTCCAGATGCCGTGGTCAGTGCAACAAACCCAACTTCGTATACATCCCCTACATCAGCAGTATCAAAGGGCAAACGTATCCCAACGCCATTCATCGTTATCTGCGCCCAGTTTTTACCTTGCAGTGATACGCCAACGGTTGCTTTGCCCGGGGCGTACGACAGTAAACCTCCTGGCAGCGGGAATGGAGTTCCTTCTGCTACTGGACCACCAATTGGTTTCTGTCTATAAGACCACTGTGTAGCACCTGGTGCCCCATAGAACATCATCCAACCACCAGAGCATCGCAGAACAATCCCAACTTCTGAGGCGGCCTGAGACTCCATACGAATATGTGCAGAAATATGCTCTCCAATATCTATTGGTGCGAACAGGCCTGTTGTACGGTCAGTAGTTAAGGGGAAGATAGCTGCGCTATCTGAGGATATGGTGACTTCACCTTCATAGAAGAACGTGTCACCATTTATGGAATAAACTTTACAATCTGACCATTCCACTCGCTTCATGCGAATAGGGTTTCGGTTGAGGATAGCCTGCTTAGCCAGGTAATCCACCTCTCCACCGGTTGTTGTGAAATTAAGATGGGAAAACTCAAAAGTGCATTCACCTTCAAACTTCAGCGACTTATAAAGCGAGTAAAGATCGCTGTCGAATTTAAGAATGACGTTTTTATCAACGATTACACGGGAGTTTTGCAGATTTCCTGCCTGTGAGGCCGTTCCTGGTATTGTATAAGTTTTCTTTGTTGCAGAGTGGCAAGGGAAATAAACATAGCCATAGAGATTTACACTCTCCACCCATGCTGCAACAACGTTTGATTGATTGTAAGATGGCATAACGGTGATTGGTATCGGCTCAAATTTATCCACGCCACCGATCTTTTTCCATCCGTCAGGCTGAGCAAGAAGAATCAGCACTTCACTGGCAGAAGCACTCGGAGGGAGAATGGCTATAGGCTGCCCACTGTCATCCCAGCCAAAAATCATATTCCGGCGACTTGATACCTTTGGCACCAGGTTTACACTGTTTTCAGGAACCCTAAGCGTATTTCTCTGAAGAGCACCGATGTTGAACATCGCATGCTGAATAAGCATGGTCAGGTAGTCGAATGCATCCTCATGGACCTCTGCAAAAAATTTCCCCTGATTTCTTAAATCAGTTTCCTGCACTGCTGGAAGGTTACGAGTGATTGATATTGTAATGCCTGGCAAAACAGGAGATGACGTAATAACGCTTCCACCGGAAGATAAGCCAGCACCTGTAACCATGTAATCTGTCCCCAGGATCATTGGAGAAACAAGACCGTCAGCGGTTATTGTGCTTACATCAAGATCTGTGTCTTTAAAAATTCTGAAAGTATATGGGAATGATGTCGTGACTCCATTCCCGAGATACTCATTGTGGCTGATTTCGGTTGAGACTGTCATGTTAATTCTCCAGATAGTCGCAGCACCCGTTGCGCCGCATATCCGGTTATTCTATTACCCGAAAAACCACATATGGATAGACAACCTATAAATACGAACAGATATTACCTTTCGGGTAATTTGCAAAACGTGCTGGATAGCAAACAAATTATTTGCTACTGTATAAATATACAGTTATTGCATGGAGAAGATAAGATGCAGCAGTATCACTATCCACTGGAAGACGGATTTACCGAAAGGATTCACACGCCGGGAGGCGTCAGATCACTAGTGGAGGGATCGCACTTGATGAAATTACTCCTGGATCTCGATAAGGATGGATTTAATGTCGATGGCCCACTTGCCGAACTGACTGCACTGATTAACTACGTCACCAGCTCACAGATGTCTATGCGGGATCTGCAAACACATCTCGACTATTGTGCCGAACAATTACGAAAACAAACCAGATAAGATTTGAAATTACCAAGAGGAGTGCTTATATTTACCTTTACGGTAAATTTACATCGCACTCCTCTTGTGCCATAGTAATCGGGCACTGGCAAAATCCAGTGCCGGGATTGGCGTCCCGGATTACTACAGAGGCACATATGCCGCATAAGCGGTTTTTTTATGTGTAAAGCGCACCTATTCTATGGTGGGCTGTGTGGGGGCACCGAAAGGTGCGCCGGGTCCTTTGTAGCCGGTTACGCCAACCCTGCACAGTTCACCACCAACCGATTGGCGTCGGTAGTGGTGATTAACCTAACTACAAAGGTGATCACTATGACTGCTAACGTAACCCCATCTGTTTTTCATTTTGAATCAGAAGCAACCATTCGAGCCATTGTTATTGATGGAAATCCTTGGTTTGTTGCCAAAGACGTTATTAAAGCTCTTCAACTGACAAACCCCACTATGTCAATAAAATCTCTTGATGATGATGAAAGGGCTAAATTTAACTTAGGCCGTCAAGGCGAAACCAATATTATCAACGAGTCAGGCCTCTACACACTGATCCTCCGCTGCCGCGACGCAGTGACACCAGGCACTATCCCCTACCGCTTTCGTAAATGGGTTACAGGTGAGGTTCTTCCTCAGATCCGCCGCACCGGAAGTTACATTAAAAACTCGCTCCCGCAGGAAGAACGCATAAAGATGGTTGCCGACCAGGTAGCCAACGCCACAGCATCAGCAGTGATGCAGGCAATGAAGATAGAGAACAAAACCTACAGTGCCCCACTGAAGCCAGGCTACCGTAGCCTGATTCACTCGCCGTCTGGTGTTCTCGGCCTGACGGAGAACTCACTGCTGATGAATCTGCTAAACCAGTTGCAGGACGACGGGCATGATGTATCGGGCGCGGCGGCGGAACTGACCACCATGTTCTGCTACATCGTCGGTGTGAGCAAATGCCTGCGTGATATCCAGACGCACGCGGAGTACATCAACGACAAGGCATGGTTCTTCTGACGGGCGGCGGCACAGGGATGTGCCTTTAAATAATTCTGTACAGATTGCAGGTGAATAGCGTACTATTACCCCAAAGGTAAGAAAGTTGATTTGTAACATTTTAGTTTGTAGTTACCGTGATGGTTTTGCTGCAGAAAGTTAACTAGTCAAAATCACACCGTATGTAAGTCACGTCTGTTCCCGTATGGGAGGATGATATGTTTAAATTTGATATGCAACTCAACCAAAACTATGCCTCTTTTTACCATCCAGAAACTGGTAAAGCTGTTTTCGTTGACTCTTTCGATAATGAAGAATTTGATATCAGAATTGGGACCCTACGCCAAAGTAAGCATGTTGCTACTGTACGTGCATCCAATGATGATGAATTAAATCAAAAAATAAGTGAGGCGACCTCCCGTTATCTATGTCTATAACAGAACAACAACTCATTGATCTTGAGGATGAGATTAACGAGATCTTGCAAGAAGATGCGGCAAGAATTCACTTTTCATTTCATGCAGCATATGAACGCCTGAACGACGAGAGGAACAAACCGCCAATTACTCTTGCTGAGCTTGAAGATGTGTTTAAATCGTTTATATCTGCACATCTGCAGACTGTTTTGGATTTTGCCGAAGGTACAACTTTCACCATAAAGTGCAACAAAAGCGCCCTTCATTTTCCTTGCGCCATTGTACACGAAAGAGAGTTTGGGAAAACGTGGATTATCCAAAACGTCATTACAGCCATGAGGAAAGTGGGATTCAAGTCTAAAGATTCTATTATCCTCGAAGTTAATTAAGCCCGCGCCGCGGGCTTTTTTGTGGACGAAACAAAAGTCAGTGCTACACTCATTGACGCCACATTGAGGTGGCTTATAGATGGAAATTTCACAATGAAAAAAGCATTTGCTGCACTGTTCGTTTTGTTGTCTCTGGTAGCTTCAACTCAGGCCTTTGCCGGTCGTTGTCAGCACGACAGCGACACTGCTGCTGACGGCTCCCGCTGCGGTGGGCGTTCTGCGGATTCCCGCCCTGGCGGCGGTGGCATTCGTTAAAAACAAGGCCGCGAAAGCGGCCTGTGACATGTCACGTTCATTTTCTGAATGATAGCCGTTCGAAAAATGATGACATTCCACCGCAGACAATAGCAAAGATGATCCCACCAAAGAAGAGAAGGCCAGCCTGCCACCACTCCCACAGCCATACATCCACAGCACCAACCATACCAACAATCGCTCCAACAAATGGAATATAGCTCACGATGAAAGCAATGGGGGCTGCAATTATCCAGTGCAATCCCCACCATGATTCAAGCCCAGCCATAATTGCTGCCAACTGAAAAAGACCAACGACGATATAAACAATGAATCCTATAGCTTGCATGTAGTCACCTATTTACCCAGTAAAAATCAGAGGCCTCCCCTCAATAAGGCTTGCAACAAGAACTATTCCCTGCACAACAAAGATGAACCAGCAAATAGCTTGAGTCTGAGGGTTAAGAAAATATTTGTAGCGGTCAATAAATAACAACCCACCAGAAATTATCACACTCAAAATAATTAAAAACACAACACTTCCTTATTGCGGAGTGACATCCTGAGGTCGCTACCAGTATGTCTGATTAAACTCTTTCTTCGAACGTTGCTCCATTTTACGCAAATAGCCTGGTGAAAAATACTCCTGCATCTGGTTAAAGATCATGTGATCGAGAGCCGCCTTCAAGTACCAGAGATTCGCACCTGGCATCAAACCTTTCCCCAGCTTCACCAGATCACCACCAGTCTGCTCACTCTTCCCTTCCACAGCATTTAACGGTATGCCCTGAGCAATCTTCACTACGTCATCAACCAGACCAGCTACCGGGCCAAGCATCGACGCCAGCGCGCCGCTTCCGTACCTAGTGTGATCTGACAATAAAAAGTCACCGTAAAGGCCAAGACCACCACCTTTCAGTAGAGCACCAAGCCAGAATTTTGCGGCATCTTCTCCTGTCATCTCTCGAGGATTACGACCAGACGCAAGGTCGTTAAGTTGCTGCGACAAAGCGCCAAGAATGGTCGTACTGGCAATAAACGTCGCAATATATGCCGCACGCCCACCAGCAGACGGCATACCCATAGCGCGTGACCAGTGACGCATAACAACCGAGATAGGGAACGATTTAAACAGGAAAACACTTCTCGTTAATTCACCTTTCCATGTTCCACGCTGAATACCAGAACCGGTTATCAGTTGCTCACGAGCTCCCGGTGTAATAACAGCCATATCAACTTCTTCAGTTACGGCACCGAGCAATTTACGCATTGCCTCAAATTTCACGCGCTCAGGCTCACCAAGATGTTTAACTGCTGAATCAGGGATACGCATAATGCTTTCCGGTGTCAGCATCGTATTATTACCGTTCCCCCAGTCCTCCTGTTGCGCCAGCTTCCATACGCTCCAGTCTGTGTCAGTAATCCCTTTGCTTTTCAGGATACGAAAATCAGAGTCATCGAGGCTACGAAGGTCTGGTGTCAGTGACACTACTTCTCCCAGGCTTCCCATCATGGTTACGCCATAGGCGCGCTTGTGCGCATCTGACCATGCTGTAAGCCCACTGGCACGCATTACCGCCGTTGCCGCCCAACGAGACACTGACGGCCCCATATTATCCATCGCCCAGCGGTTAACGCTGCCAAGTAGAGATTCCATCGCCAGACCAGCGCGGCGCGCCCGCGCAAGTTCTGTACGGTTCGTTGGGTCCATAGCTTCAAGCTGGTTGCGGAATAACTGGTTCATTGGAAGGTTGGTAACCTTCGCAGACAGATACATGGTTCCAAGATCAGAGAACGATGACAGCAACGCGGATCCGAGTCTGCTGGCAACCAGCCAGTTGCGGATATTGTCAGACCATCGCGCGATGTGCGGATTCGCTACAGGCTGTGTCTTTCCGGAAATAAAGTTGTACAGATTCTCTGTGTTGTTCGCCAGCCGCTCGACTTTACCGGTTTTACTCGGGTTAGCTGTTGCCGTTTCTGCCTTCACCTGATCAAGAAGAGAGCGGAAAACATGATCGGGGTTTGGGCCATATGTTTCCACCAGTGCAATATCTTTACTGATACCTTCCAGGTGACCGACCATGATTTCCCATAGAGAGCGATCGCCATAAAGTTGCTGATATTGCAGATAGGAATCTGCATCTTTGAAATGTATCTGTCGTGATGCATTACCACGGTTAGCACGTGCGCCGGAAATTCGCATTCCGGTATCAGTAAGCTTATTCAGCCCACCAGTAGCGATCGTGTTATAAGCCTCTCCAAGAAATGCAGACAACTCGGCATCGTTCATCAGTTGTCCATCGGCTCGGGTATAATATTTGCGATCCAGCTTACCTATAACATCGCTAACCCATTTATCTTTTGATACCGCCCCAACCTTTTCCATAGAATGATGTTGAGGGATCCCCCAGTTTTCGAGATAGCCAATGTCCCCACCAGCATCATTAAACCGGCGGCGCAGCAGCTCTGTAACTTCTCTCCATGCCTTAGCACCTTTTCTTGCTTTAGCATTGCCAGTATTTTGCCCCCGCATTTCATATACCAGGTCACGTACGCCCGCTTCATCTTCAAACAGACCAAAAAAGCGGGGATCAACTGCTTCGAATGCCTCCTGCAATTGACTCAATGCATAATCACGAGTGGCTTTTGTTCTGGATTCAACAGAGAGGAAATTCGATTTACCGTCTGCATTAAAAGCAATAGTACGGTTAAGAGCGCCAAGTTTCCCATCAGCCCCTTGATAGCTATTGATAAATTTATCCAATCTCTGACGTGCAGCTATAGTGAGGGCCACACGACGTTTCTTTAATGCCGCTTCTCGCTGTAATTCTTCAGATGCCAATTGTGCTGCTCGATATAGCCGCTCTGATTCGGAAAGTTGTCTCCACGACATCGGGTCATCACGAGCAATGGAGCGCATATTTCGATAAATGCGGTCTTCAATGTTCTGTATTTCTCGCGCCGTTAACGTGCGCTGCGCCGCCTGCTGAACCGCTTGTATACATTCCTGTCTCATTTAATTTAACCTCTCAAGAAACACGCCACAGCGACATCAAACAGGCTGGAATCCTGTATTGCCTGCTCACTTTCCATGTTCGCTTCATCCAGTACTTCACGCGCACTGCGCGATTGTGGATTACCATCATCATCCAGCACGGTGATTATCATGTCAGGTGATTCAAGCAGCGAGTCTTCAGCTATGCGCAGATCAATATCTCCTGCCGGATCTGCCATCATCTTTTGTTCTGCCTGTTGCAATATCTTACCGGGCTCAAAAGGAGCTACTTCGTCTGGCGTCCTGACCTCTGCTGTTTTATAGAATGAAACAGCCTGAGCATTAAGTTCACTTTCAGCCTGCTGTCTCCGTGCCAGTTCTGCTCGAGCTTCAAAAAACTGACCGCCAGGCTCATGCGGTGCCAACGCGTTACGGGAAAATTCCAGGCGTTCTTGTGCCTGCCGGATTCGTTGGTCAATATCGCGAAGTCTGACCTGTTTATCTGATCGAGCACGAGACAAAGCTTTACCGCTACCAGTTGACTCTTCTGCAAGAATTTGTGCGCGCTGTTCAGTGAGATTGTCGATAATTCGTTGGCTATTAGCGATTTCAGACTGGTAAACCTGTCTATCGCCACGCGGCAAAAGCTGCGCAGCCTGTTCTTCAAGCAACCGATTTTCGATAGCACGCGCCGTTACTCCATCATCTACAGATGACAGAGCCTCATTAACTGCCTGAGACAGCAGATTCTTGCGCCCAGGAATTTCACTGAAAGATGCAGGCTCAACAATGCTGGCAACGTCTACAGGTCTCCCCTGGCTAACATCAGACATAGCTTTTCGCAGAGCCTGAATGTGAGAATTGCGCGAAAGCACGTTGATCGGCACGCCGGGAGCAATATCAATTTCAGCATGATGAGCGGCATTCGCCGCCAGTGCAGCATCGATATCAACTGGTGAAAAATTTGGGGCGCTTGTAGACTCGCCGCGAGAGTTAATAAATCTGCCGACACCACCAAACGCCACCCCAAGAACAGCATCAATAGCAATTGCCTGTCGATCCAACACATCATACTGGTTAGCCATTTCGCTATAGCCACCATCACGAAGCGTTTTTGCAGTAAGCCCACGCTGTGCCATACCGAACGCAATATTTGTACCTGCGGCATAGGCAATATCTGGCGTTGCACGTACTGCTGTTGCTGCGGCGCGTCGCACTGAACTCTCACCCGTCCGTGCAAGCTGAGCCGCCACACCTTCCGCCAGCGCACCACCAGCACGTAACCCGAGGCTCATAGGGATCAGTGTTCCGGCACCAGCAGTAATACCCAGCACTAATCCCGCTTCCTGCGCCGTCCTGAAATCAACACCCTGTGCTGTCAGCCGTTCAAACTCAGAAAAACCCTGTAGCGAAGTTACCGCCGCAGCACCTCCGACCGGACCACCGAGCGTTGTACCGACAACAGCCTGCCCGCCCATATCGAACAACCCATAAAGGACCTGCCCGGCGGTTCCGGTTGTCGCGGCATCAGGCGTCAGCCGCTTAACCTGCTGCTCTGCTAGTTTTCTCTGCTCAGCAATGTATGAAACTGAAGTGTCATTGAGCGAGGTGTTTTCGTTAACAAACTGAGCAATCGGGGATACGATTTTATCCATCCCTGCCCATAGCAACTGATCTGGCTTTGCCACCAGCCCGGAGTACAAACCAGACAATGCCGCTCCTGCAGCATTGTCGAAAAAACCAACATCGCTGTTAAAGCCAGCTGGATTTGATGCTGCTTCGTCAAGCTGCTGATTCTGGTTTACTGGATTAAGGCCAAAGTAACTCATTGCGGAATATCTCCGGAGAATCTCTGACGCTTCTGTGTCAGATCAAGAACAACAGGATAACCATCATCTTTCAGCAGATAACCAGTACCAAGTTTCACCAGGTACTGACTATCACCATAACTTTGCAAACCATACTGACCAGGCGGTGTTTTTATCCCGGTGCCGACAACTTGTTCATTCCAAGCCTGATTAACCTGCTTATCGAATTGCTCTGCAGACATTCCCCACGGCAAAAGGACATTCCCCATTCCGTTATAGTCATGCACGCCACCTGTAGCTACGTTAACAGCCTGTTTCCAGACATCATTGTCAATTTCGCCTGATACCACGCCTTTTTTCGCCATCACACCAGCGTAATAGTCCTTTGCGATCTCGTATGCCATTGATGCCCCCTGAGCATCACCAGCAAATGCATCCTTCACCATGTCAGAAAACTCAAGGCGAAGATCAGCATCTTTAGGCATCGTAATACCTTTCGCATCATCAGTACCTTTACGAGCCGCCGCGCCAGCAAGAATTGTCTGCGCAGCGGTTTCAGGAGACACGGAAACATCCGGATTAAACCAGTTTTTTTCTGCCAAAATACCACCAGGCTTGTCCATCAGTATCCCGGCAACGGCAGCAGATGGAGCGTTGGCACTGATCTGCTGTAGTGCTGACATATACACCTGCCCACCACCAGTGCTCTGCCTGATGGTATCGAGATATGCTGCCTGTTGGGAAACTGGAGCATCACGAAAGAAAACACCGATCTGATTGGCCTCGTCTTTGGAAAAGAACGTCAGTGGAGTGCCATATGACTTAGCAAGGTCACTGACCTGAGCGGCACGCAAGGCAACGCTCTGTCCAAAGTTATCCTTATTGCTCATGTCGATAGGCTTTGCCTGTCCGGAGGCAAGAGAGAACTGCACAGGATCCGACTGCCGCTGCTTTATCACCTGATTTGCAGCCGAAACAACGTTGTCATAAAGAGCTGCGCGTGCCGCATACCCCTCCCCTGTCTCACCAGTATCCGGGCGTAATTGCTCAACATATGCTGTAATGTTGCTTGTCGGCATGTTGCGGAAAGAGCCTATATACTGTCCGGCGATCTGCGTATTCTTAAACTCGGTATATCGCAGGTTTCCTTCTCTGACTCCATAAGCTGCAATAAAATCATCCTCACCAGGTGGGTTAGGAAATTCAACGCCACGCATATACGCAGCCGTCGCATCGCGAACCCGGCTGTCGAGCATCGTTTTATATTCAGCCTGCTGTTGTCTGGCTAGTGCATCAGTCTGTCGCAACACGCTGGCCTGATCTGATTCACTTAAAGCATCGAACCAGGCTACACCGGTATAACGTTTATTTTTTGTCGGTAGCTGAGAAAGCCCAAGCGCAGCACTAACACCTGCAGTTAACTGCTGATCACTGTATGGCTGGCTACCGTTTTCATGATGGATAATGGCTGCACAAAGCGCCTTCAGGGTATCAGGATTTGATGCATCGAGAGGCTCATCAGCAGAAACGCCAAGTTGTTCGCACACTGCTTTGATATACGACATAGTGTCATTTTTATCAGTAGGCGGTGCCCAGCGATTAATTATCTCACTAACGGTATCAATACCCTGGCGCTGATACGACATCAGGTTCCGCCCTAATGCACGAATACCGTGTTCAGGGGTTTCGAATTTGGCAAAGCGCCCATCATCACCAGTCTGCCCAACCCACGGATTAGTTTTGCTGTATTCAAGATTGCCGGGGTTATTGTTGCGTATACCGCGGGTACGATCGGAAGAGCCACTATCTGCTACAGCACGGCGAGATCCAGCAGCAGTATCGCTTAACTCGCCGTTTTGCTGTCTTACCTGAAGATAGTTTGCTCCAATAGCATTTTGAGCAGTTGCTTTTGCTGTTGCTTCTTTAAACTCGATTTTCTTGGCCTGGATTTGCTCGTCAATCCAGCCATGTGCAATGCCGTAATCCTCAATTTGCTGGAAAGTTTGCTTATTAGCCAATACGTATGCGGCGTTGTCGCCATACAATGCTGCGGCATTTTTACCATTGTTCAGCAGCGTAGCCTGAAACTGGCCTTCTTCGTAGGCATTTATTTGCCCTATCTCGTACCTCCCGGCCTGCGTAGTGAACTGAATGCGCTGCTGCTGTGCCTGCTGCATGAAAGCATTACGAGCCTGTTCATCCGGCAGCGACATAGCCAGTTGTTCGATCTGAGCATCAAACTGCTGCGTATACTCCTGACCTTTTCCAATAGCATTTTTCCCTTTCAGGTTAAGCAAACCTGTTTCAGGATTATTCAGCAGATCGCTGCTTATCTGACTGAGGTTAAGAGATGCCTCCTGAGCCAGAGCGATATTGGCACGCTGTTTTGCCTGCCCCAAAACATCAATTGCCTCTGTCCCTGCCCGAACAAAAGCATCACCAATACCTGGCTGAGAAAACGTCTGCAAGCCTGCTGACTGAACTCCACGACTCTCAACCTGACGTCCGGATACTGTTGGTACGACTGGCATTATAATCCTCCGGGTAATCTGGTTCCTGCTGCTGCCCCGATTGGCGCAGGAGTGCTTTGAGTAAACGGACTCCACGTCCCACCAAACATCTGGTACGCACCGTATGCCTTCAGAGGCGCAGTGAGCAATGTTGTTGCTGCTCCCACATTCCCCTGTTTACGGGCTGAACTGGCTTCTGCTTTATAATTGGCAGCCTGAACCTGATAACCGTAAGCCTCGCGTTGCGCGTTATTCACCGTCGTCAGCGAATCAAGGGCGCCAAACTGGGCAGTGTCGCCAAATATATCCAGCGCGTTACCGGTAGATAAATCAGCGCCGGTCGCCCCCATTGTCGCCGCCTGTGTACCAAGCCGCTGTCGGGTTTCTCTGCGCCGTTGCTCAGCTTCAGCGTTACCTCTGTTTATTGCATCATTTGCCTGAGCAGTGGCTATATCTGCGTTCGCTTCTGCAACCTTCGAGGCATATTTTCCCTGTTGGTACTGGGTGTATGCCTGAATGCCACTCATGGCGAGCATTGCGCCACCAGCAATAACCGGATCGCACATTATTTTCTCTCCATGTGAAATCTGTGGAAATTAAGACCAAGAGCACCATAAGGCGCGGCTTCCTCAATCCTGAATCCAAGCCAGTGCAGCCATGCTTTGGCAACATGGTTTCGCTCGTCGACATAGTTTTCCAGGCGCGGATAAACTGCCAGCATCTGCTGCAACACAGGGCGGCAGTGGCGAAGAAATGTCTTCTGATATTTTTCAATACGGCTGGTCCCGACCAGCCAGGGCGTACCATTGCCACCGATCATTGACGCCGGAGATACACCAAACATGGTTACCAGTTCTCCGTTCGCGAACCCTGACCAGGCCATAGTCGCAGTGCGAAGACCAACACGCAGCGCATCTTCGGTAGTCATCAGTGATACCGCATACAGTTCGTCAATATCAGCCTGACGAACATCCGGCAAAATCATCTGAAGATGCTCTTCGGTAGCGGGAATAATTTGAACGTCGATCATCAGAATCCCCCAACAGTAAGGCGAGGAATAACGGCAAGAACAGACAGCGGCAACGGGTCAAGCTGACGGATTCTTACACGTCCGTTTTTGCCCCAGTTACTGTCCAGTTTCACTTCTACTTTTCCGGTAGCGTCATCAACAGGATCATCGTAGAACTCGAATTCACGCTGTGGATATTCGTACCATTTACCGCCGGGCGTAGTCGCCCAGATGCCGCGGCTGGCATTCACAACCAGAGTAACGGACGGGATCACCTGTTTTTTGTCCAGCAGCGTTTCCTGTCCGTTAATGTTGATATCCAGTGTTTCGAATTCAGCAGTTATTGGCAGGCCGATGTGCACTACAGCCCCCGGAGATTCCAGTGTGACGGCACCTCCGGAAACAACTTTCTGTGGCTCAACATTCGCATCAGAAAGAATGTTTACGGTCTGGCCCTCAAGATGAGACAGGCCTCCAAATGTCCGGCGCGCCATCTGCCAGTTCGTGGTGTCCACATTCCTGAGGGATGGCGGGACGTTCCTGTTAGCACGAACCACTACAGCGGTATTGCTGGTTACAGAAACAATGTCGCAACGTAATTTTTTTGACACTTCATCGCCAGTATCAGGATCGGTTCCGGTATAAGGAAACTGTAGTTGCGCACCAACATCACTACTGGTGAAGTACGCACCACCAGAAACACTGATTGTATATTCCGCGCGGTAATCCCATTCGCCAGAACCACCAGTGATGATCATCGTTCTGTCAGACGTATTTCTTCCATCATAGCTAAGGCCAGAATCAACAAAGAAAGCATCTTCATCGCTGGTAAATAAACGGCTGGACAGTCGCTCGATGTATCTCACTGTTTGCCCGTTAACGGTTCGGTTAACGACGAAATACACCGCATCTTCATTACCTTCGCTGATACTGCATGTGCTTTCATATTTTCCGGTACTGGATTGTGGTGCCCATGCAAAAACCTGCTGATCACGCAAATAGGTCATCACCAGTAATTTACCGTCATCACGAATGCAGAAGGCACTGGAGTAAGGGACAATCGAGAAGCACCAGTCAACAATGCTGTGCTTCTGAAAAAGATGATTGGCAAGGATAGTAAGGTCGTTCCCCTGATAGGCGTCAACATCGAATGAATAGGCCAGATCACGGACAACACTGCCTTTCTCCTGGACGAACAGAGCAATATTCGCCACGGCAATTGGTGGGACGTTGCTTGAGCCATTTGATCCCTGAGAGCTGAATGCAAATGATGATGGGGTTAACACTTTGTTCTGGTCGCCGGTGATGACGTACTCACCTCCGGAAGTCAGCGCCACCAGCGAACCAACATCAATCAGGTGGCGGATCTCATTAACCTGACGCCCGGCATAGGTGTAGATAATTCTATCGTCATCCTGCGTAGGATTGCTTTTGCCAAAATCCTTATAATCCCCAGTACGGCTGGCCCAGATAGTCTGAGGGAACGCAGTCGATGCGGCGAAGTAAAGACGTTGTTGATAATAAACAACAGTGCCAGGATAACCGTTAACACTATTCCAGGCATATTTAGCCCATTTATAGCTGGCATTATCCTCACCAACTACCTGCGAAGGGATATAGGAAATCACCTCGGCAGTTGCAGTAGTTCCATTTGCAGCAGTGATACGGGCAATGCCAAAACCACTGTGCAGATATTCCCACTCAATGCCAGTATCATCATCACCGGATCCGCCCCAACCATCCCATGATGTGCCTTCTGTATGAGAAGGGCGCAAAGTACCTGTTTTGCCTGCTGTAACGGCGCGATAGTAGTTACTGTCTGCACGGCGAATATCGCCAATCGACGTACTCTTACTGGTTTCCCATACCGGCACAGAATCCACTGCTGGCTGTTCCAGATAGAACAATTTGCCTACCTGCTCCGCGCCAAAAATAGAGGCGCTTGCCGTTAACGTAATTGTCCCGGTGCTGGCGCTGGCATAAACCGTCACTGACTCGTCAATATTGATATCTTCAAATGGCCCGTTCTTCGTTACCACATCAACCAGTTGCCAGTTGTCATGCGCATAGCGGCGCAACTCTTTCGGCGGGTATGCCGGATGAACCAGCGTAAGCACGTCTGCGCTTTGCGTGAATTTAATTCGGAACAGATCGGCTTCAGTATATGGCGTGGCAATTTCATAAATAACATTGCTGCTGTTCAGCACCAACGCACCATCTTTGATAACGCGCATGTACTGGTGTCCGAACTCCAGAGCATAAGTCTGAACCGTCGAGAACTGGAACGGGATCAGGCGGCATTTCCGATTTGGGTATTTGGCGGCACCGACAAAACGCGTACCAGGTCGATTCTCAACGCCGCCATACTGCCGCACGATAAAGTTATCGCACTTGCGCAATGCCACCTGGTACTTCGCCATGTCGATACGACCGTACAACGACGGTCCAATCTCACCACCGGCAAAGCTGGGCTGGATCCAACTGATAGCCATCAGGACAACCTCGCAATGGTAAACTCGTCAACCGGTGGCTGTGGTTCCTGTGATTCATTCTGGCTATGCGAGCCAGCACTAAGAATCACGCGATTGTACATATTGAGGGCAAACGTACCGAGGTCTGCATTCCCAGTCAGCGCCATGTTAATAGCTGCCGCAAGACGCCAGGCTAACGCCTCCATAAAAATGGCATCAAACATGTTCACATCTGAAACGCGAGAGACATACTTGAGCCATGCCTGAGGCTGGTCTGTGTAGATCAACTTTCCTGTTCCGTTGGTGTCTGCACCAACTTCGTACTGAACGCGCATTGATGCTGTTGGATTGCGTACACCAGGAAGCATAATTTCAGTAATGCGCAGACAATCTGACGGGTATTGGTACGCATATTCCCAGTCAGGCGGTGGATTGCTCGTATCTGCAAGCGCCACGCGTTTGGTAGCAAAGTTCCAGTCAAAATCAGAAAGCACAGCATCACGGCAGGCCTCAAAGTGCAGCGAACATTCCCCCGCTTCCTTGCTGGCTTCCGTCAGGCTGTTAATGCTGCGGCTGTTGCCAATATTGGACAGCGCACGATTACAGATCTCTACTACAGAGGCCATCGCTCACCTCCGTTACCGTACAGAGTTTCAGCCGCTGATTTTTCTACATCCCCGGAAACAGGAGCGATCGCCATATCAGTGATCTGCAGATCGGCGCTGCGATTAACGCCATCGTCAGTTTCTCTGGCAGACAGGCCTCGAATAACAGCCTTTGCAGTTATCATCACTTCTGTTCCGACGCCCTTAGGTTGCGCCTTCAGCTTATTCAATGTGTCGTTATTCAGCGTGATGCACAGCCCCCACGGGTATTCATCGCGAGTTCTGGTTTCTCCGCTCTCATCCTGGTAGCTGTCAGTGCCGGTTTTGAGGTTTACGAGTTCCATATACACTCCTGCAATAAAGGGGCCGAAGCCCCTTGTCTGATCCGCGAGGCTTACACGCCCAGTTCTTTACGCTTATCTGCGATCTTCTCGCGGAGCGTTTCGGCTTTGGCGTTATGGTGTGGCTTCTCGTTAAAGAGCAATTCGTACTCTTCACGGAGCTTATCCAGTTCACCATCATCTGACACATCGTTGATGATTTTGGTGCTGGTTGCTGCCATTGACACCTTTCCTGCAACTTTTGCTTTTGCCTGTCTGGCTGCATCGTTAACAGGTTCCAGTGCGCTACCAGGCTCACCTTCGTATTCGATTTCTGCCCCCTCCGGCCACAGAGTGTTATGGATATGAGAGAGGCGCAGAACGCGGTATCTTGGTTTCTCACCTGACATCGATATCACCTTAACCAGTTACTTTTGAGCGGATCGGATACGGCGTATTGGCATCAACATCAAGACTGATACCCGCAGTGAATTCGCCAGCCGTTAGTGGGCCAGTTGCGACGGAGTAGTTAACACGCAGATATCGCTGAACACCGGCAGGCACCTTTGCTGAAACAACTCGTTTACCTGCTGTCAGGGCGGTCTTTGCCAGTGCACCACTATCATAAATAGTGGTCCATGAGCTGTTATCCTCACTCGTCTGCAACTGGATGTTTACAGTTGCATCACCGCTTGCTGCGGCGGCTGTGTTAACCAGCGCCCAAAACTCAAGCGGGTAACCCACGCCGATATCACGACGTTTTCCGTCAATTGGACCGAGATCGATTACGTCAGTAGAAGCCGCGGTATTCGTAACCGCCTGAGCTTCGGAGAACATCAACAGTTTGTCGGTGATCATCTTCTTTCTCCATTAGTGGGTCTGTTACGACCCACAGGTTAATAACAGGCGTTACACCACGCGGGCTTCTGTTTCCAGAAGCGCATCAGTTTCACGGATTGGTACACCACGGAATGAAGTCCACCACTCGCCTTCAGTCTCTTTTACGCTGATAGCCAGAGATGTTTTCTCCAGAGACTGCAGATCAAGAGCCTGGCCTACAGTGCGGTTCATGTAGAACACCGGGCGGCCCATGCCACGGTTTGGAATGCGATGCAGTGCTTTAACCATCAACTTCGCAATATTTGCGGCAGAGGAAGGTTCTGAAAGATTGCTGACATCGATGTTTGCAATGCGAACAACATAACGCCAATCACGCAGAGCAAGTCCGTTGTCCCATTTGTAATGGGTACGGTAGCCTTCGTACTTGCCGCCATTAGCATCTTCCAGTGTCACCTGGCCTTTATCTTCCATCTGGATGCCAGCCTTCTGCCCTTTCGGGAAGATGCCATGCACGGTGTTTTCGCCCCACACCACTAACCAGATTGAGGTGTTATCTGTACCCGTGCCACCAGCATCAATGATGTTCTGAGCATTACCCGCAGACAGGCTGGAATAGCGGGAGGACAGTCCCATAAACTGCTGAGGGTTAACGCTGGAGTCACCATAAAACAGCGTCTGCGCCATCTGCTGATTCATCGCTTCAATAAATGCGCGGTCTTCAGACAGGCGGAATTCGGCGGTATTACCGTTCAGATCAGCCAGTGACTTATCGACTTCAGCATAGGTTTCCAGCATGCCAACGGAGTCGGTGACCTGCACTGTGGTTGATTTGCTTGGCTGTACGCCATAGTTCAGCAAACGCCAGGTGGCTGAAGGTAAACCAGAACGAATGGTGGTTCGGTGTCCGGTAGGAAGGTTCCCTTCGACAAAAGGCATATCCTGAAGGATCGGGTTAGTTTGACCGAGAAGCTCGATAATCTTATCGACTTTCCCGTTTGGATCGACGCGCTTACCCCAGTCAGCCAGCGTTAGCGCAGTTAAGCCTTTAACAGCCATTGTTATTTCCTCTCTTATTTGCCATAGAGCACTTCGGCCGCACTACGCTGGCCTTCATTACCACCGGTGACCATGCCATCTTCAGACATCGCCTTTCCGATTTTCACGAACGTTTTGACCAGATCAGGGTGATTACCCAGCCCGGTGGTGTTCAGATATTCTTTGAGTTCAGGTGTCCCAAACTGGTCAAGCGCACGCTGTGCGGCGCTAAGGTTAGAAATCAACTTGTCGCCACCGATTTCTTTGTCAGCTTTTACATCCGCAGCCCACTGCTCGGTTGTTTTCTGCCAGGCTTCTGCCTGGCGCTGCTGAACACCTGCCAGAATCTTCGGATAAGCATCAACCAGCTTTTGCGCTTGCTCGTTGGTCAGGTTAAGTTCTCGCGCCACCGGCTCGAATTCCTTCAACGCTTCTGTATCCAGCTCTACGCCTTCGGCAGCCTGAAACTCGTACTTCTCAGGCGCACCCTCTGGTTTATTGCCGTCCTTTTTTTCATCCTGCTTATCGTTTTCAGGCTTTTTGTCATCAGCAGGTTTATCGCCATCAGCAACAGGTTGTGGCTTATCACCTTCCTGTTGTGATGGATCACCAACTGGAGCAGGGTTATCACCTGCAGGCGCTGACGGTTCTGACGCAGCCGGAGCTGCTCCACCATCGACTGGTTGCTCATTGCAAAGACGGCGATACAGCAAACGCTCAAATAAATTCATGATCACTCCTGTTCACTGGCCTCTTTGGCCATCTTCAAATACTGTTCAGGGCAATGCGCCATAACGCGCTGAAACAGTTCCAGCGCCAGATTGCGTTGCCCCTCATTAAATGCCATTGCCATAGCGTCCATCGGAGAGATAGCGGAAAACACCCGGCCTTTCTCCAGCACAGACCAGACAACGCGACGCCCCTGTTCACTGCTCATGACAAAGCGAATGTCATCAATTTCACGCTGCGCCATGTCACGTTGCTTACGGGCGTTTTCTTCTTTCAGTTGATCGTCTTCGTAATCTGTCATTGTGATTGCCCACCCTGACCACTAACTGCATTCGCCATAGCTGACAAAACACTCGGATCCGAAGTTTTAGCTTCGCTTAGCGTCTTGGCACCCTGTGCCGCCGCCATCCCCATCGCCATCATTTGTTGCTGCTGTTGCTGCTGTGCCCGTTGCTGGCGAGCCTGCTCAACCTGTTCCTGCGGAACAATGACGGTTGGAGACACTCCGGACATATCAGCGAATGCATCGATCGCCTGATCAACGTTGAGTTTGTCGAGAGCTTCTGGTTTCGCTTGCGCAAGTTGACCAATGAAGTTAACCGTGGACGCCAGACTGGATAGGCCGATAGACTTCTGCGCCTGAGCCATGACGGAAATGTATTCGACCTTCAGGGGCATGCCTTCCATCGCGTCAGGCGGTGGCGGCAGCATGTTTTTACGCACCATCATCGAGAAAGCGCGGTCAATGAGAGGATTAAGACATTCGTCGTTCAGACGCTCCAGAACCGGCCCCAACATCAGAAGTTTTTCTTCTTTCATTTCGATCACCGCTTCAACAGGCATCGAACGGGTATTGATGTTCTGCAACATCATGAACAGATCGACAAAGTAGGCACTGTTAATGATTTGACGAGTGTCCTGAATGTCTGCCACCAGATCTGCTGTACTGGGGTTAACCAGATAAGCAGGCCTGAAACCATCCTGACCAGTAATCTGATCGATATACGTGATGTCGCCAGGAAGAAGGGAGGCGCGCTGATTCTTGAGGGAAGTCGGAGCAACCATCGGCGGATTGGTGGCTTTATCAATCAACTGCGACTTGCGCTTCTGAAGAAGCTGCAATGCCTTAACAGGTCCAAGCGCCAGCATGCCCGGGCATGATGATCCATAAACATCTTCGCCGTTAACTTCCCAGCGCGGAGCCATAATTGGAAACTCATCGAATCCGGATTCACGTAACAACTTGTCGTTGTCGCCACCAACCTCGTAATAAACCGATTTGAATGGCTTGTTCTTGCTATCCAGCTTCGATGTGTCGCGGTCAATGTTCGGGTAAACCGAATGCATCACTTCAATCCACTTCTCGTAGGTGCCGCTTTCCCACATGCTTTTTACGGATTCGCTGACGTTATTTAGCCCGAACTCCTGAACAAGCTGACGAACAGTCATAGAGAACTTGCGAAAACAGGTGTCCACACTGCCACGAGGTGAGTTAGCCAGGTAGTAACTGCCTATCGGGAATGGCATTGTGCGAATGATGTCCTCGTCATCCTCCAGCACTGCCATTGCACCAGTGCTGTATGTGCCGAGGCTTCCGTATAACTGCGGCAGCGACTGATAGAGATTCGACTTATTGAACATATCGTTCATGCGGTTCTGCACCGCCTCAAGCCACAACTTAACAGGGCCATAATCCATCATTTCAGGATCTGGCGTAGCCAGGCGAAACCACGGACGGGCTGGGCTTGTGATGCCAGACATCATTCCGCTGGCGAGAGTGCGCGCCGCCATAGTCCCGGTCGAATCAATAATGCGTGTATTGCGTCGATCGTTACGGTTGACCTCAGAAGTCAGAAAGCGGGAACCACGCGGATTGATGTAATCACTCAACTCGCGCCAGTGCGGCTCGAACGACTGACGCTCGCTTTCAAGTTGTGCGAACTGTTTGTTCAATCGCTCTTTAGTTGTTTCCGCCATTTCAATGACTCCGGTTACTGACCAAGCAGCGTTTTACCGCTGGTATTAGCGGTTGATGTGTCGCCCTGAGAACCGGTAAGCAGCGTAGAACTACGACCAGCAGCAGCGCGACGGCGACGAGTTTCTTCGTCGCGGGCATCAACAACGGCGGCATCCTGCTCCTGTGGTGCTGCCTGAACTTCTGGTGTTGCAGGCACTGATGGTGAGCTACCCATGCACATATCAATGACTCCGTACGCAATTAAATTATTACCAATTTAACCACATATGTTTTATTTATCGTAGATGGTTGACATTTAACGCACGAATTATTACCCTTCAGGTAACTAAAGGATTCATTCCGGTTATTAACCTGACTGGCTTGTCGTTAAATTGAACAGGTGGAGTGAGCTTTTATTTTGAGTAGTACGGCGTATGGCACATGCGCCGATAGCGGTCTGGGTACGTTTAAGGGGCACCCTCCCTTGCTCGGGCAAACGAACCAGGTAGCCGGAATGTGCAAGTCGAGCGGTTTTATTCCGCGCACGGGGATTCACCACCCCGGCGATTCGGTGTGACGCCTCGGAAGAGACGAGGGTACAACGATGAGAGCATTTATGGAGCCGCGACAAAGTGTGGCGCCTTAACAGGCTAAGTGCTCTCAGCGTTGTGGCATTAGCTCAGTTGGACAGAGCAACCGCCTTCTAAGCGGTTGGTCGCAGGTTCGAATCCTGCATGCCACGCCAGAATCACGCCTAAGGACCGTGATGCCAGAAGTTCCAGGTGCTTGGCGGTGATGGTTTCCCTTGAAGGACTATCACCGCCCTTTTTACAGCAGGACGCCATTGCGATGACTTCATGCTGTAAACCAGTACAGCCACGGAAGGCATAACTCATTGCTTCCAGTTCGTCCGGGCATTTTTTTAAGGTGAATATTATGACGAAGACAGTTGAAGGCATTCAGAAACAATCTCCTGCTGAAGAGATTCGCCGCGAGAACCTCTACCACACTAAGCTTCAATGCCTAGCTGAAGTGCTTAGTAAAAGATCTTTACTCGATGAGCGTGGTGCCGTGCAGGATGCCAAAGCGATCAACGCCGCATTCGATAAAATTACTTTCTAGCGCCGTGACATGTCACAATCAGCCAGCCTATGAGCTGGCTTTGTTTTATCCTCACCAGAGGATATCAACGACATTATCCCCACCAGCGGATTAAGCATAGGGATCGTAATCTGTGATGGCCTTGCCTTGCTGGTTCTGCTGACCGGGAATTCGCAGACGCTTCGACACAGGGAACGCAAACGTCAGCAGTAGCGCATCGCCTTTACCAGGAGAACGCCCAAGTCGCTCTTTGATATCTTCCTTCGGTTCGATAACGATTTTACCGTCCACTCGAACTTTGTACTCTGCTGCCGACAGGTCGTCCGCTGTTTCCTGGTCATCAAGCATGCCGCCCAGCCTCAGCCATGTCTTGCATGAGTTGAACATCTCCCCACGCTTGTTGAGCATCTGCGGGTCAGTAGACGCGCCACCGAACGGAACAAGTTGCCATGTACGACCCCAGCCGTCACCGATTGACTTCAGACCAGTTCCGTAACCGAAGTCGATGAACACTGCGTCAGCCTGGTACTGGTCTTCAAAGTCAGCGATACGCTTCGCCATAATCAGATCGTCAGTGGTCTTGTTGCCGGTCCACAGCACCTTACTATGCAGCCCCTGCCGCAGGTATATCACAGCGTCATCAACACCGGAGTATGCCGGGTCAACGCCGATTATCACCGGAGCATGTGCCACCTGCGCAGCGGTTATCACCCGTTTCATTGCCTCGTCAGTAAGTCCGGTAGGGATAAACTGCAATTCAGATGCATCAGGGAATATGCCGCGCACACGGATTTTAACGAAGTCACTGTCTTCCCCGTAGTCATCAACCCATTTCTGCAACTGCTGTTTGTTGGTGCCTTCCACCGTCCGGCTGTCAATCTGCGCAGTTTTCCAGCGGTGTTTATACTTGCGGAAACATTCACGGAATCGCCCAGTATTACGCGTCGGGTTTCCGAACGCCACCCAGATAATCTCAGTGTCTTCGTCCGTAAGCGCACCCTCAGCAACTTCCCACACCAGATCCGCAATGTTCGACGCTTCATCGAATACCACGATGATGCGTTTGCGCTCGTTGTGTAGTCCTGCGAATGCCTCAGTGTTGTGCTCAGACCAGGGGATTGCGTCAGCTCGCCACCGCTTGTCGTGTCCAGGATCATTGCTGTACATCGCGGTAGCGGTGCAGGTGAACCAGTCTTTCGTGATAGCAAGGTTCGACCACTTGATAATTTCAGGCCAGGTCTTCGTTCGTAGCTGGTTGTCGGTGTTGGCGGTCACCACGACCTTACAATCCTCGCAAGTGGACATGCCCCAGTTGATCAGCATTGAGATGAATGCGGATTTACCAATACCGTGACCAGAAGCACGTGCCAGCATAAGCGGCTGATATCGCGTCTCTGGATTCTGCAGGTGATCACGTATCTCTCGGAACGCATCGGCCTGCCACTGACGTGGGCCGGTGGCATGTGCCAGTTCAGTACCCTCTTCCCCCCACGGGAAAGCATAGAGGGCATAACCAAGCGGATCGTGAGTGAACCCTGCAATATCCTCGATTAACTGCTCTTCAGGAGATAACGCTGTATCTGTCACTGATTGCCATCCTGACGTTCTTTCAGTCTCTTCCTGGCTGCTGCTATGCGATCAGCAATTGTCACATTTACATTAACATCCAGGCGTTCTTTGAATGCATTGACATCGACGTGCTTACCAATCAGCTCAAGGTTCTTCACCTTGTCAGGCCATTTAATTTTTTTGAGGATTGTCTCTATCGAATCCTCATTCATGTTCATGATGGTCGATGACAGATCAAAGCCGCTAAGCGTAGTGCGCCAGATTTTCGGCCACTCGCGAATTGGCTTAAGGCTTCCATCGTCGTTGAGGATATCAATCACGTCCATCTGGTCGATCTCCACCAGGCGCATGAGAACGTAATCAGCACTGACGCGCATTCGTTTGTTGCGCTCCTCCATCAACTCGGCAATCCGTTTTTGAATGCGTTCATCGCGCATCATTACACTGGCTTTAACTGCCGCTGTATTTGGGGAGAATCCTGCGTTAATCGCTGCCTGAGTCTGGTTTTCAGGCGTTTTGATGTATGACTGGCAATAAGCCTCCTGCATTGCTGTGAGCGGCTTAAATTGCGTTGATTTGCGTTTATAGGTTTTAGGTTCAGCAGGCATCATAACCACCGTGGTAATAGTTACCGTTGTGGTAATAGTACCATGCAAAATAAAGCCGCCATAGTTGGCGGCAGTATTCAAAGTCCATCAAATTCATCGTAAAAACTCTCGTCAAGATACCCTTCCCATTTACCGCGAATGAAAATTACATCCTCGCCGCAAGGGTGCTGACTGTCGATAACTATATCCCTCCTGGCGCAACCATACTTATGCATGAGAAATTTAACCTCTTTCGGAAAATTTGCTGAGTTATCTCTCATATCTTCAAGGTCGTAGCGTATTTTTGGCATAACACCTTCGTGACATGTCACACTATTAATTTCGTTTCATGCCAGCCTTTAGTCACCCAGCATTGCGAGTCACCATTACACGGGCATGAATTCACAGGAACTCTCTCGCCGCACTTACCGCAACGTTTTCTGCTGATCGATTTTATACGCCCGCGCACGCGTGCATCATCCTGGCGGATCAGTAACGCTATATACTCACCAAATTCGTAAGGCGCACGCCCGGGGCGACGCGTGGCACAGTTACGCTCCAGCATTTCAATTTCCTGAGCATCAAGCACAATCTCCAGCTTACGCACACCAGATGCAGCTTGTCTGGCTCTCTGAGCGGCTTTGCGCTCTGCTGCTGATTTAGCCATCAATATTTACCTTTATTGCGAACATATTTAGCTGTGTGTTGCCGATGTACGGAGATTCTCTTATATCAATTCCACGCATTCTGACCGACGAACAAATAATTCTTCTCCGTTATGAATTACGACATAGCCGTAAGCGGTTTTACGCATCACATCGAACTCATCCCATACGGAAATACCGCACTCTGCTAACGTGCAATCCAAATAATCTTCCGGATGCTTGTCGGTGTTATTAATGATGCGAATCCTCAAATCTTTTTCACCTTTTACGGCAAGTTGCAGGTTAGCCACGGTTAACCTCCTTGCTGTGTGGCGTCGAGTAATAAATCCCACAACCGCTGAGAGCAATTTCCGCATGTACAGCGTTGACCCACAACGTTTATCGCGTTGCTGATTTCCGGCGTTACCTGTTTAGGAACCATAACCCAACTATCCGGAGTTACCGGATAGTTGCCAGCCAGTCTACGCAAAACAGCCTTAACAGTCTCAATACGGTCATCATCGCAACTTTCCAGCGTATCTATGCGATCGAGCATGATGATGGCGTTATCAATATCAGGATTGCCGGTCCACTCATTACCGCGATTGGATTCGGCAGCCTGGTTGCCGTGTACTGTTTGATTCTCGGCTTTACCCAGTCTGTCGTCGCTGCATGAATGCCCTTCCAGCCAGGCCAATGCTTGTCGCATGAAATACGCAATATGTTTGCCGTGGTAATCGTCTTCATCGATGTGAAAAGCGATACTGCGGATGTATTCAATTGCGTTTTCAATGGCCTCCCGCGCTATCTGCGTTGACGACACCCGATACAGCGGGATAACACGACGCGGGTCTACATCTTTATCTGGCGGATACGGCAATAAATATCCGCAACCAATACTCTCGATATCAAGTAACTCCTCGTTATCAGCCCATGCAACTGGTTCCGATTCAAGCGATGCCAGCGCAATCCGTGCCAGTTCCATTTGTTCGCCACGAGTAAGTCCGTTATCAAGCGGATTTTTAATGAATAATTTGATACGTTCTTTGGTAATAGTGGTCATTTGTTAGTCCTTAAACTGCTAGTTGCAATTGCATTTCAAAACGGTCGCGTTGTTCACAATACGCAAGAGAACCAGGGCTATTGTGTGCCTCAATCCGTTCTACCATTAATGCTGCGCGTGTCTCTTTACTTGCAGGTGCATAAGCCCCAGACCAGGCTTTATCAATACCGATGTTTCGAGCGACGTTCGTACTATCTGCGCTGGCTAAGGGTAATTTTGTGAATATCAGCGGATTTAACATGCGCAATCCATGTAGTTTCGTAACCGGCTGACCATGCTCATCAACAATGTGACGAATCAGGTCTTTCATTCTGGCTACCGCAAGAGTTGGGCGCTTTACGTCATAGTCGCCACAACTACCGATAGCCACTCGCGGAAACTCATTGCACAAATGAATAAATCGCTCGTCACTTTCATTCATGTGCCACACTGGAACGCCAGCTAGTTTTCCGTGAGGCCACTCATTCAGAAGCGCATCATTTTCCTCCTCTCCGCCATCAATAACATCCGGGATAATGGCGAAATCGAATCCTGGGTGATTCTTCCAGCGAGCAACAAACTCGTAGTAATCGCTCCAGTCGATTTTGTTTTTGCCAGCTGCTTTCCAGGCGGTGAATGCACCGTTGTCCAGCGCGAACGACTGACAGTATTCAGCCGCGAGATTGATCTGGCCTGAATGCGCAAAACTGATAAACGCATGTCGTCCTTTCCATGCTCTCATGGCGCACGTATCCGGAGTAATAGGACCGCCGTGATAGTGAATCATCTCACTCTCCTTTGATGCCAATGTTTACAGCTTGGCAAGCCTCTTTGAGCACCCAGTCAACAGCGTCTTTCCATGCTCCGGTTTCGACTGGCGGGTTCTCACGTTTTACCTGCTCATAAAAACGCACCGCTTTAATCAGTCCTTCAGGTACTACTGGCGATGGCTGTTTAGCTTCTAAATCAGCAATTCTGTCAACTACGGCATCTACTGCATCTGAAAAACCGAACCAGTTACTCCACTCAGGCCTATCCCCGGTTGCTGCAAAATACATATCAGCTAAAGCAGACTCAGCATGGTCACGCTCGTTAATGAGTTGCTCTTCGCTTTTCTCCAGTTCAGCAATACGCTTACTTCCATCCGAGATAACACCTTCGTAATATTCACGCTGCTCGTTGAATTTTGATTTTGTCTCCTCAAGCTCAACGCGCAGCTTCCCTACTGTTAGCGCAATATCCTCGTTCTCCTGGTCGCGGCGTTTGATGTATTGCTGGTTTCTTTCCCGTTCATCCAGCAGTTCCAGCACAATCGATGGTGTTACCAATTCATGGAAAAGGTCTGCGTCAAATCCCCAGTCGTCATGCATTGCCTGCTCTGCCGCTTCACGCAGTGCCTGATAGTTAATTTCGCTCACTGGTTGCCTCCTTTGCGAATCTGTTCCGCCCATTCTTCTAGGGATTTTTCCGCATATTCACCAGACAGGCCATCAATCGGATGCGGTTCATTAGCCAACTCTTCTTTCGCTGACAGAATCATGCGCGTAACGTCGAAAACTTCACGTAAAGACTTATTGATAAATCCGTGGTTGAAAGCAGCAGCAAGACGACTTGCGGTATAGTTAATCCCCTCGTTGCGCGCCTCAGCACGTACTTCAGCCAGGAAAGCGTCGGTGGCTGGGTGCTCTGTCTGGCTATGCATTGCCCATTCAGATAAGTACTCGAAGCAACGGCGAAACTCCTGCCAATCACTGCACATGTTTAGATTTCCGCCTTCACACTCGAACTGGTAATTCTCTAAACGGTCTGCAAACGCTCTGCCATTCTCGATGGCACCAAGTGGAATATCAGACTTCAGCCCAGCATTCTCCGCCGCCAGCGCTGAAAACTTCTCGTGTGCCAACTTAACAGCTGCATCAGCCTGCTTAATTGACTCAATCGCTTTCTGTTGGTCTTCGGCCAGCGCATTAGCACGCACCAGTTGCACTTCCAGTTGCGTTGCCAAATCGCTGATCAGCTTTGCCACACTACGCATATCAACGGCACCACATTCTGCTTTCAGTTCCGAAGCCATCTCATGCCCGGCGGCAACTAACCCTTTGATATTACTTTCCATCTTTACCCTCGCTTATCCACATAACTTATTGATTACATTGATAACTAAAAAGATCGTCGATTCAGAACTCTTCGATTTTCCAGCCACCACCTGCTTTCTTTGGCTTAACAGTTACCCCGATGATTCGGAACGGATATTGATCTGCGGCGACTTTGGTTTTCACCCTGGCGTCGTCGGTCCAGAAACCTTTCACTTCGTGCAGTTCCATCTCTCCGGTGGCGAGCATCACAGCGAAATCTGGCGTATAGAACGTGTTATCAGCTAACCGCAGCTTGATACCCTCGAATCGATACCAGGCGATTTCCCCTGCACGTTTACGCAGCTCAAGGTGCTGGCAATACGCAGATTCTGTTTTGTTCATCTGGCCTGTTTTGAGTCGACCAAGAGCCTGTATCTGTTTTCTCATGATTTACCCACGAGGTAATTAAAAACCACATAAGACACGAAATCAATAGATTTTAGAATATTTTATTACCCAACAGGTAATTATCAAGACGTAAAAAAATGCGCTATCGCGCTGGTATTACTTGATAAATCCTGCCGCCTTTCCCCGCCTGTATTCCTCCATCAGCCACTGCGCCGGTGTTATTCCCCCCAGGGTAGCGGCGTTAGGCATACACCCGAAACTTCGCCCTGGTGGATGGTAAACGTCTCTCCCTGTGTCCGGAGGCGTACTCATGGGTTCTGGCTTTGCCTGTATGCTGATCACCGGATCGGGTATCTGCTGTCCGGAAGCCACCTTTTTCGCCCAATCATCGAGCAGCCTGCGCGCATGTTTCTCAACCTCAATCTCGCTAAGCTGGCGCTGATACATTGCACGGCGGGTATCACATACGACCCAGTACATAACCGGATGTCGCCACGGGAATCTTTCGGGACCACCAGGATATAAACTTTTTTCCTTGCTGTACCGGTGAAACTCCGCCATCACATCGTCAATGGTGACGCCAAGAACCATCTTGCTGTCTTTACACCACTTGATAAATTGCCCTGGCGACGGCCAGAACGGAGATTCACTGGCGCGGGCGTGGCGCATACCAGCAGAAACCTGTTCACGGGTTCGGATCCCCCCTTCGGCAAACGCAGCAATCCACTGCTGTTTTGCAGCAACTTCCTGCTCTGGCGTCTTCAGGTTGGTTACCACTGCCGCCGGAAACAGTTGTTTCAGCTGTTTGAAAAGGGCATCAACAAGCCTCTCTGCTGACATGTTCACCACATTGTCATTGTTGACGTACTGATGCTCATAACCTGACATGCGAGAAAGGGCTTCTCCGTCACGGTTTTGTATCGCGGTAAAAACGTTGTTCACAAGAAATCCTCCCACGCTTCAGGGCTGTTCCAGTGCGGAACGTTGTTATCAGGTAATGTTGATTGCTTCTGTCTGCTAATCTGCAGCCGCCTTGCCAGCTTCAGCTCCCACTGTGCCTGATGGTATGCCTTACCCTCAGCCATCCAGTAAATTCTGAACTCTGCAAGTTCCTGTGCCGTTGGCAGACTGTCCAGGTAGATCCCCTGCAATGAGCTTTTCCGAAGAAAGTCATCTGATGGTTGCCATTGTTCATGCATGACAAATTTGCCTAATTGCCCTGGCCCACCAGGAGGAACAAAGTTATTCATCACGGCGTTGTTTGCGCCGGGGTCATGAGGCACAGAATCCCCGCTTTTTGTCCTGCTCTCCCTCTCTTGGTTAAATGACTGGTTATATGACTGGTTCTGGATCCCGTTTTTGGGATCATTCAACATCCCGTTTTTGGGTATATTCCCGTTTTCGGTAACATTACCGTTTTCGGGTTCATTGCTCCCTTCCCGGTTGCCTTTAATGTTCCCGTTTTTGGTTATATTAAGAGAGAAAACCCGCACTCTTTTCGTCGCTCCCTTTCTCTCTCCGGTATCTGAAATAAGCCCCATTTTCATGAGCGATATAAGCCCGGCCTGTACGGTTTTTTTATTCAGGCAGGTGTCTTTAACGAGGCGTTCTATGCTGGGGTAGCAGAGGTTATATTCATCGGCTCTGTCAGCCATCGAGAGCAGTATGAGCTTTAATGACGAGCTACCTGGATCTGTCTCCCAGGCCCAATCTGTTGCATGTCTGCTCATGATTAATCTCCGCTATCAGCTTGAATGTTGTGGGGAGGAATTAATCATGATCTGCTTAATCTCTGCCCTGATGCGACGGTTTGATTCCATGGTGCACTCAACACAGTGTCCGTTGTAAACCCAGCGTTCACTGTCATGTCCGTGCTTACATGGTTTTCCGGTGTAGTAGCGTTTAAGTCCGCGCTTTGCGGCATCAATACGTGTAATGATTTCCATGGTAAGCCCTGTTATTAGTATTGGGATTACGGTTATTTTGTGCTGACACAAAAAAAAGATCAACCAGATTTGGTTTTTTATTACCTTTGAGGTACGAATAGATATGAAAAGACCGCCGGATGGCGGTCTACAGAGGGTTGTGGCTGGATATCATGAGTAGAAGAAGTATGCCAGTTCTGCTTTTGAGCGCAGCCATTGTCTTGTTTTACAGGCTTTAAAAAGCCCATTCATCAATACTTTACCTGGCATTTTGCGCTTACCTGTTAAGTGAGTCTGGATATAGTGACTCGTCGTTCCGGCTTCCTGTGCGAAGGCTTCACGCTCATCCGGAGTAAGTGCAAGCCAGTGCTTTTTGAAATCGAAATGTCCGTTATCGCTCATAGCTATTGCCTGATATTTATTTCAGATAATAAATATTCACCCATAAGGTAACAAAAATCAAGGATAGTTACCTATGGGGTGCATTTACCTGTTGGGTAATATTGCTTTAAATTGAATCATCTACCGATTCATATATGAGGCGATTTTCCAGAAAATGAAAAGTATCCAGGACGTCCGCAGGCAAAATCTCAACGACTTGATCGACCGTGAATTCAATGGTGTTCAGACGCGGATGGCAGAAAAACTTGGAACTCAGGCAAATCTGGTAAACCGCTGGGCTCTTGGCAAGAAGGTTATCGGCGACCAGGTTGCGCGAAAAATTGAAGCTGCCGCCAATAAACCCCGTAACTGGCTTGATATCGATCGCTCGCTTTCTCAGGAAGGTTTTCAGCCTGTCGGACCAAGCGACATTGGTCAACTGGCGGCTCACAACCTGGAACGCTGGATGAGCGAAAGCCGCGACCTTTCAACGCAGGGAAAACTTCACCGCGCATCCGGCGTCGCCCAGGTGACAATCAGCCGCCTGTTAAACAATGAGGTCAGCGTTTCCATTTCCACCCTGGAGAATGTTGCATCCGCATTCGGGCGTCACGGCTATGAATTACTGATTCACCCGCACGACCCTGCGACCATCAACTATGACCGCTCGCGCTACGCATTGTTACCTGAAACAGAGAAGGCAAAGATCGAAAGTTACATTGAATTTGTCATCAGCCAGAACGAAAAAAACAAACAATAAAACCATATTTTTCAGTAAGTAAGCCGCCTTATGGCGGCTTTTTTATTGCCTGTTTGATTACCTAACGGGTAATTTTTTTAACTCATATCTATTGACATCAAACCAGATACGCATAATCATTACCCCAACGGTAACAGACCGAGGTAACAAATTATGCAGTGGAAAATCATCAACGGTTGGTACTGCGTTACTGCATGCGGATTCATGAGCTGGAAGTTCCGCACCTTACAGGAAGGCATTAAGTGGGCTTTCGTCAGCAAAGAAGCTCGCGATGTGGCCAACGATAACGAGATATGGGAGGGCTGATAATGAACATTAATCAGCAGAAAAATCTTCAAAAAATCATGCTGGCATTCGACAAGGACTACCGCCTGTCAGAACAGCTATATGACCGACAAGTTGAACTGATTGAGAGCATCCGACTTCATCAACTGTCCTCAACTTTCGACGTTGTAACAGGCAAAGGCGTTCGTCAGGAAGTACTGGAGGCTGCTAAAGACAGCCCTGAGTTCGAAGAACTGATGGATGCCTACCGGCGAGAGGCAATGGCAATTATCGCCCGCTGGGATCTGGCGGATCAGCTTGATGGACAGAGGGACGCGGCATGATGCGGAACGCAGGAATCATGGATAGAACAAAATACATCGGAGGAAGCGATGTTGCAGGGATTCTTGGAATTAGCCCATGGCGCACCCCGCTTGAGGTTTATCTGGATAAGGTCCAGCCACGTGTCAAACCAGTAGACCCAAGCAAGCAGAAAGTTTTCACGCGTGGCCAGCGTATGGAGCCATACGTAATAGACCTGCTTTCTGAGGAAACGGGGATGGAAATCGTTCATCGCGGAAACCGCTATATCCACCGTGATTACGATTTTATTGCAGCTGAGATCGATGCAGAAGCAGCGTCAGGCGAGAACATTGAGATCAAAACAGTTAGTCCGTTCAAAGCCAAAGAATGGGGAGAAATCCAGACAGATGCAATTCCTGTGCATTACACGGCCCAGGCCATGCACGGGTTGATGGTTACAAACAAACAGGTATGCGTTTTCGGTGTGCTTATCGGTGGCGACGACTTCCGAATCTATCGGGTTGAGCGTGATGAAGAAACTATCCAGGCGATCTTAGAAAAAGAAATCGCTTTCTGGGACCGAGTGAAAAATCTTAACCCGCCGGAAGCTACCAGCGTAAGCGATGTATCGCTGATGTTTGAGAAAGATGCCGGGACAAGTATCGAGGCTGACGGAAAGGCACTCGCACTATTCAACGATCTACGAGACATGAAGTCACGCAGAAAATCACTGGAAGAAGAAATAGCTATATCAGAAGAGAAGCTGAAGATGTACATGCAAGAGCACTCAGTCCTGACACTGGACGGAAAGCCGCTCTGCACATGGAAATCTCAGATCAGCAACAGATTCGACCAGAAGCTATTCCAGTCAGTACACCCTGATTTATTCGAAAAATTCAAAACAACAACGACACAACGCGTCTTCAGAATGAAGTAAGGAGAAAAAATGTCTATCAATGCACTTAAGGCAGCGGCTACCGGTAACCAAGTTGCACATCATAATGAGAAACCAACAACTCTGGCCGGACTTCTGGCAGACCCAAAAATTAAAGCTCAGATGGCTTTGGCACTTCCAAAGCACATGACAGCAGACCGTCTGGCGCGCATAGCAACCACAGAGATCCGAAAGGTTCCAAAACTTGCATCATGCGACCAAGCCAGCTTCCTGGGGGCAATCATGCAATGTGCCCAATTGGGTCTTGAACCAGGCGGAGCTCTTGGACACGCTTACCTGATACCGTTCGACAAACGCCAGAAAGTAAATGGAAGATGGGAAACCGCATCTACAGAAGCACAGCTGATTATCGGCTATCGCGGAATGATTGACCTTGCCCGCCGCTCTGGGCAGATCCTGAGTATCTCGGCTCGTACCGTACATACAAACGACAAATTCAGCTACTCATACGGCCTGGAAGAAACGCTCGAGCATTTACCTTGCGAAACAGGTGACCGCGGAGAATTAACGCACGTTTACGCCGTTGCACGACTGAAAGATGGCGGAGTCCAATTTGAAGTTATGAGCCGGGCAGACGTTGAGAAAGTTCGTGCACTGAGCAAAGCCGGTAGCAGTGGCCCATGGGTTGATCACTTCGATGAGATGGCTAAAAAAACAGTAATTCGCCGACTGTTCAAATATCTTCCTGTTTCTATTGAAATGCAGAAGGCTGTTGTTATGGATGAGCGCGCTGAAGCTGGACTTAGCCAAGATAACGCAGCTGTTATCACTGGTGAATATTCCGTAGTTGACGATGAGCGTCAACACCTGTCGCCAATTTCAGATTCAGAACGAGAAGAAGCTCGAGAATATATCATCGCGATACTTAATAGCCTAGATCCATCTGCTGAAGATGCAAAAACGATGTTCAAGCGCGCTGAAAATGAGATTAACACCATGGCTGAAAAGCTCGGTGATGAATATCACCAAAAATTCATGATGACGCTTAACGATATGCGTCCAGAATTCGAGTAACCACCACCGCGGCGCCACGCACGCCGCACTGCAACCAAGAGAGGTATTTATGAAAGGTGCATTAGGTAAGAAGGAACTCCTGGCGGTGGTGCCACTGTCATGGAGCACTATCGACCGTATGGAGCGCGCAGGGGAATTTCCTAAACGCTGGTATATCACTGACAAACGCTGCGCATGGAACCGTGATGAAGTTGAGCGTTGGCTTGATGAACGTCAGGCAGCAAGCCCGGCAGAGTTCCAGGGTAAAAAACCTCCTGTTCAGCAACGTGTATATCGTCCTGTGAGCAACGCGGCATGAGTGTGCTGCTAAGGCACTGGAGCAAATGGTCAGGATGGTACTTATTCCTGGCCTCTGTTTCAGCATGGCTTTATCTGCTGGCATTAATTTTCAGAGAGGGTTGGATTAAGTGAGAAAGTTAAGCCGACTTGAAAAATATCACATGAACAAGGTTTCAATGCGCAGCCCTTCAAAGGTTGTTGCCGTTACTCCTGCGGCGATAGAGATCGAAAAACGCGCGATTGAAAGAGAGAAAAAAGGGCAGTTCCGCATTGCTGCCCACCTTTGGCTTCAGTGTATGGATGTTGCTTCTGGTGATGTTGAGCGTGCAAGGATCGCGGTTCGCAGGGACCAATGTATCACAAAAGGTAACGGCCTTCGCCGTGGCGACTATAGCGGCATAGGATGTTGCGGGGTGGTTTATGACTAAGAAATACACGCTAATCTATGCAGATCCACCCTGGGTATACCGGGATAAAGCCGCAGATGGTAATCGCGGTGCCGGTTTTAAATATCCGGTTATGAGTGTGCTGGATATCTGCCGCCTTCCTGTGTGGGATTTGGCCGATGAAAACTGTCTGTTGGCCATGTGGTGGGTGCCAACACAACCACTCGAAGCACTAAAAGTTGTTGAAGCCTGGGGATTCCGTCTGATGACCATGAAGGGATTCACGTGGATAAAATGTGGTAGTCGACAACCAGATAAACTGGTTATGGGTATGGGACACATGACTCGCGCCAATAGTGAAGATTGCCTGTTTGCGGTAAAGGGAAAACTACCTCCGCGCATTAATGCAGGGATCGTTCAGTCATTTACCGCACCGCGGCTTGAGCACTCAAGAAAACCAGATGTCGTTCGTGAAAAACTTGTGCAATTGTTAGGCGATGTTTCTCGCATTGAACTATTCGCCCGCCAGTCGTCTCATGGCTTCGATGTTTGGGGTAATCAGTGCGAAGACCCGGCAGTGCAACTACACCCTGGATACGCGTTGGATATTGGCGGATTAACAAATGCATTCAGCAATTCTCCGCTGTCACCAACAGACAACCAGGGGCGGGAGCGTGCTGCATGAACAGGGCATCACCAGCAGATTTAAGAAAATGCCTTGAAACTGCAAACATGCTTGCACACAGCGGGATCAGGTTTGTTCCAATTCCCGCTGTCACTGATGCTGAATTTGCAACACTGTCAGCAATATTCACAGATAAAATTGAATCACTGGCAGCAGAAGCCGAGATGGAAGAAAATCAGCAGAATAATTAAACGTTATTCCCCCGCCATCCACTTCTCAAACTTCGACGGGGAGAACGGAATCAGATCCGTATGCTCCCCGTTAATCCAGGAATCAATCATATCGGCCCACTGCTGCAACATGTAGGCGCGCTGTCTGGCGTATTCCGCTTTGTTATATACGGCGCGCACACCTTTCTGCTCATGTGCCAGAGCCTTTTCAATCCAGTCTGAAGGATAACCAGCCTCATGCAACAATGTACTGGCTGTACGGCGCATATCGTGTACGGTGAAGCCCTGAATATGCTCACCATCTTCATTTATTATTTTCACCGTTCTGTCGATCAGAGAGTTCAGCGCGGCATTAGATAATGGCTTCCGGAAATTGTAACGACCAGGAACCAGATATTCACTTCCACCAGCGCACATCTGCAACCCGACCAATATATCCTGTGCCTGTTTAGGCAGGTAAATAACGTGCGCCCGGCTTCCCTTCATGCGGTCTGGAGGAATTGTCCATGTCCATTTTTTAAAATCTATTTCATCCCACGTTGCATTGGTGAATTCGCCCTTACGAACCATAGTGATAAGCACCAGTTTTAAAGCCATTTTCATAGTGCCCATAGCACCAATGGCATCCAGCGTGCGGAAGAACAGGCCAATTTCTTCTGGTGTCAGTGTTCGCTCTCGTGGTTTAAATATGGCGATAGACGAAGGTTTAATGTCAGCCGCAGGATTAAACAAACCATGACCACGGTCATTGGCGTGACGGTATACGCTGCTGATGATCTCCCTGGCCTGTACTGCTGTTGCACGGCCACCGCGTTCGACAATCCGGTCACACAAATCACGAACCATCGATGTGGTAATTTCAGCCATCATTTTGTTGCCAAGAACCGGAAATATGTCACGGTCGATCACCGCCTGCTTCATTGCGCGGGTACTGTCAGCCAGGATGACGTGTTTCATATAACTGTCGGTATGTACCGCAAACGTCTCGGCACCACGAATCTTTTTGATACCGTCACGTTTAGCCGCAGCCGGCGACTGGCCTGCTTTAAGCAGCTTCTTTGCAGCAATCAGTTCTTCTCGCGCTTCTGCCAGGCTGATACCGTCACGCCCATACTGCCCGATTACCAGTGTTTCGCGGCGACCGTTGATACGGTAGTCATAGCGAAACGAGACCGTACCTGACGTAAGCACAGCTACATACAGCCCGTCACGATCGGAAACTTTGTACAGTTTGTCCTGTGGCTTGAGGTTCTTTAATTTTGTATCGGTAAGCAC